ATAAGCAAGGTAAGATGCTAGCAATTATGAACAAATTGCGGCAGATTACAGGCATATCTAAGGTAACAGAATGTGTTGATTTTGTTACTGAGTTCTTGCTTTCAACAGACAGAAAGATTGTAGTATTCGCACATCATCATGCAGCAGAGGATAAGCTAGAGATTGAATTAAATAACTGGCTTATCGAGAACAAACTAGAAAAGTGCATGAGATTTCGAGCCGGTGATGATTTCGACAAGCGTGGTCAAGAGTTTAAGAATAGCGAATCAAGGGTAATGATTGCTTCTACACAAGCTGGCGGAGTTGGTGGTAATCTCCAATTCTGTTCAGATGCAATCATGTTAGAGAGACAGTGGAATCCTAGCAAGGAATCGCAAGCGGAAAAGAGGCATCATCGATTTGGTCAGAAGAATGCAGTCGTCGTAACGTATATGATTGCAACTGATACAATTGATGAATACTTCACAGAGCTAGTCGAGCAAAAGCGTGCAGTAGTTGGTTCTTCACTAGACGGTGACGAAGGTAGTTGGGACGAAAAGAGCTTGATGACAGAGTTAGCTCACATACTTATCACGAAAGGAAAAAAGTCATGGAAGCTGTAACGTTTGACAGCAAAGGGAAGATTTCTTACAACGTAGATACAGGAGAACTTATCATTCCTGTTATCGACGAGAACGGTAAGAAGTTCAACTTGAAGTTAGCAAAGCCCGGTGCTGATTTAGTTCTTAGCATTGGAGCTGTGAGGTTTGAAGACACAGACAAAGACGATGAGTGAGGTTAGTAGTGGTAAGCTCTTAAACATTCCTGATGAACCCAACAAAGATAACATTGATAATGTTTGTTGGAGAACAAGGGAAGGAGAGCTTATCCCAATCCGAATGTTAAAGGACGGCCATCTCAGGAACATTGCATTGTTCTTAATGGGGATGGGATATAATTATTGCGTAGCTAGTAAGGAGACTCGCATCTTATGGCTAGCCGTTCTCAGTTTTGAATGGGAACGTAGAATGGCTTTGCGTAGTAAAGAGAACGTTGCAAAGATAAGAGAACAGCTCAATGACAAATCTGAAAACCGTCAACGTAGGATTGAATAAGTACTGCGGTCCAGCAGTATTATCAATCCTTACTGGCAAGTCTACAGATGAATGTGCAAGAGTCATTGGTACAATCAATGGCCAGTATTCTATAGCTGGTGTTCAGTTAAACCATCTATTAGAAGCCGCGAAGCGGCTAGGTTATGATTACTATCCAGTGATTCCAGCAAACAGCTTATATGGAACTATCGTTCGTATAGCAATGGCTAACGAAGATGGAATGTATATCATCACAGTTCCAAATCACTTCGTAGTAATCGAAGTGAAAGATAAGCGTGCATTCTTCTGCGACAATCATACGAAAGAACCTATTCCGGCATCATCATCGGCTAGGCTTGGACAGAGTGTAGTAGGTGCTCACAGAGTAATTAAGAGAGCAGAGCCTCCGCCAAAGCCTGAGCCGGTATTGATTCGCAAAGAGTATACTGCTGGCATTAGCAACAACAGATTGTATGTTGATGTTAGCTATCTATACGAGGATGAATACGACAATCGGACAGAGCAAGTTGGATTCATTCAAGCACAGAGCGGGGCAGAACTGGAGGAAATCTTGCGCGTAATTAAGGAGAAGATTGATGAGTAAGAAAGTGAAGAAGAAGTACGTGAAGAAAGGTACTATCAAAATGTTTGATGGTATGCCAGTGGTTGATGCTACTGAGGATATTGAAATCAATATCACGGCAGCAGATGTAAGGAACTCAAAGAAGAAAGACCCCGGTGGTTGTGCCGCTGCTGTAGCTGGTAAGCGTGAATTGCATACTCCGGTCAAGGTATTCTTGAGCAGAGTGTATGTGAAGAACCCGAAGAAAGCAGAGTGGGTTCGATTCATCACACCGAGTTCTGTTGCACGGGAGATTGTCTCATTCGATAGGTCTAGCTTGTTTGAGCCAGGTGAGTATAAGTTCAAGGCACCGGGTAAGACAGCTAGATTGGGATATGATACTCGTAGGCGTCCCAACAATGACCATGATAGGAAAAAGAAGAAGCCTCATGTTACAGCTAACGTGAGACTGTCTGCTAAGGGTTCCTATCAGAACGAAAGAGCTAAGTGAAGTTTGCGAACGTGATTCACATGGTTATGTTTCAACATACTATGGCGAATCAACCTTCAGAGATTGTCCAGTATGTTAACCCATATTGGACAATCCGAGAGGGTGTTAAGATTCAGCCGTTTGAAATAGTAAAGAGAGAACTTAATACTAAACCAGAGAATGATGATGAGCAAAGTTAATATCGTAATGGATGCAAGTCAATATGATATGTTTCTATTGTGTCCGCAAAGGTTCCACAATAGATACAATCTAAACCTACAGGCACCAGTTAAGAAGATGCAACTGGACCGTGGTACTGTAGTGCATGTAGGTGCTGAAACATACTATGAAGCATTGAAGAATGGTGCTAAGTATCAGGATGCTGTCGTAGCCGCTTTGAGCAAGATGAGAGAAGCTAGCGTATTCAGTGACCTTGAACCAGAGATGGTTGACCGTTGCTTAGATGTGATGGAAGAATACTTCGATTACTGGCGTGTAGCAGACCAGAGCTTGAACATTGTAGGTGTTGAACAGCCATTCATCTATCTTCTGTATGAGGATGATGAAGTACGTATTCATATGGCTGGTAAGATTGACTTGATTACTAGTGACAACAAGTATACAAACTTACCAACTGACCATAAGACTTATGACAGAAGCTTTGAACTTACGAGGATGAGTAATCAGTTTAAGAACTACACTCATGCTCTTAAGAGTAACTACTTAGTAGTAAACCGCATTGGTTTCCAAAAGACATTGAAGCCGCACGAGAAGTTTCTCAGGCCAATGCTTAGCTTTGACCCATTGGTATTTGAACAGTGGACACACAATGTAGTGCTGAACATTATGCATTATCTACAGTGTGCGGCTACTAACGAATGGCCGATGAATGAAACGTCTTGTGATAAGTTCCATCGTAAGTGTGAGTACCTTGATGCCTGTGATGCTTCAGGTATCGAAGCTAAGATGTATAAGTTAAGCAGAGACTTTGTAACCGTAGAACCTTGGGACGTAAGCAAAGTGCTACGTAAGGCTACGGAGGTATTAGCAGATGCTCAGAAAGCTCCAGAGATTCAAAGTGAAGACGGTGTTAGTAGCTAGTGTTGATGTATTTCATGGTGAAATAATTGTTGGTACTGGTCTGTCATTTTGGGATGGCGAGAACTTACTAACAGATATTATAGGTTTGGATGGTAGCATATTGCCAACTGATTGGTATACCATTCATACTATCGGAGAGCCGCAACTAGCAATCTATTCGGAAACATTGCATTAAACTTTGGTGAACTATGACAGCGAAACACACTCATAAACTCAAGAGGCATATCTATCCTAAGACTAAAACGGCAGTATATTTCTGCACACTACCTGACTGTCACTTCAAGATTGAATGTGCAATGGCTCTAGGTAAGAAAGCTATCTGCAATCTTTGTGGTGATGAATTTATTATGACGGAGTATGATTGCAAACTACTCAGACCTCATTGCCTTAAGTGTGGCAAGATAAAGGTGGCTAGTTCAGATGGGAAAAACAGATATGTCCGGCGCGGAAGTATGCCTGTCATGGCTGCACTCGCTGAAGATACTACTGCTGATTTGCGGTCACGTCTTAGTAACGCCATTTCAAATACTGTGGACGAAGATATTTAGATGTCACCACGAGACAATGATTGTGGTTGGCAAGAGTGGCAAGACACACTTAGAATGTATTAAGTGTGGATGGGAAAGTGAAGGGTGGTACTGGTGATACGTAGAGATTTTCTTAAGATACTGTTAGCTACTACATCAGCGGCTACTATGGATTGGGAGAAGTTTCTGTGGTTGCCGGGTGAGAAGAAGATATTTATTCCATCAGCAGAACAGTTAGCATTGTTCGACTACAACATTGCTATTCCATCTATCTGGACTGTTGGAAATAATTGGTATCAGGCTAATCCTAACCTCTGGAACATAGATGAGAATCATCTCACGTTCAAGATTGTTAGCCGGTCTGAGGCTATGAAGCGTGGTATCCTTAGAGAAGGTCAAGGTCTTGAGGACATTGATAACTACATGAAGTATCAAATCGAGTTAGAGAAAGGTGTTAAATGAAAGCCAGTAGCATTAGTCTTGCAGGTCCAACGTCATTCTTATTCAAAGCCCCTTGGGGATTTGGTAAGACAATAGCCGCTGCTTCATTCGCATTAGGTGGACCGACTTATCTAGCTTATTGGGATAAGAAAGCACCGAGAGAACTGATAACCTTCTATCGTAAGCTAGGTGAGAAAGGTAAGAAGGTTCTCGACAATCTTGAGTTTGACGTATATGGTTCATCGAATGCCAATGACTATCTAAACAAGGTCATTGACATGAGAGGCAACTGTAGATATACAGCATTCATTACCGACTCAGTGACCACGTTAACGGCTGGTGCTGTCAATTGGTCATTAGGTTTCAATGACAAAGGTAAGAGGATTGAAAAGAAGACAGACAATCCTCAGCAGATTATTCCACAGTTTGATGAGTATAAAACTGAGACATCCTTTGTATCTCAGGCTCTTGACATTTGCAGAACGTTGCCTTGTCATGTCATTTGGACTGCACATCCATTGCCAGGTATTAAGATTGAAGGCTCTGGCAATTCAATGAAAGTATCTAAAGTAAATCCTATCGTTACCTACGGTAGCAAAGTAGCCGGTATCGTTCCGGGTGAGTTCTCTGAAATCTACCAGTTCGCCAAGACAGCAGACTTCAGCTCTGGTTCTCAGAAGATTAGATACAAGGTATCTACTGAGGCAATTGGGGATGACTATGCCAAGTCAAGTTTAGGCTTGCCAATTGAGCTTGACATTACAGACCGTCTATTCTATGAGGTTTGGATTGAAGCTCTTGAGCAAGTCAATCAAGCTTTCACTGACAGCATGAACAAGGAGAAGAATGAAGTAGTAACTACACCAACTCAACCCAACGTATTTAATCCACAAACCTTACCAATCACAAACCAACCGACCAAAATCTGGGACAGCGAATTAGGAGCATACAAATGAGAGGCGTACTTACTCCGGACGACTTGAAGAAGGGCGACCTTGCAGAGAACGGCTGGCATCCAGCGCAAATCAGCGACTACGATGAGAAGGACGCTGATACTGATGGCAGCACCAACTGTAATTTCTACTTCAAGATTATTGATGGACCCAACAAGGGTGTAGTAGCACGTCGGTTGTTCAATGAGAAAGCCTTGGGATTTGGCAAGGCTCTGTTCGGTGTTCTCTTTGGACCGCCTGACCCAGTAAAGGGATATACTGCTGACCAGCTCAATACCGAGTCATTCAAGGCTCAGGTCGGTAAGAATCTCATGATTTATATCAAGCGTGGTAAGAGCAACAAGGGCAACGAATTCAACGACGTTGTTGACTTCAGGCCAATGGCGTAAATAGTTATGGGAGAATGGGTTGAAACGAGTTATCAGAAATGGACTTATTTCAACCCATCTCTATTTAATAGGTTAGAGCTTTACTTCGATATGAAGGAGTTGGTGAGAGTTATGAGTGAGAATGAATGGCCTGCAATTGCTGGACAAGGTAGCTATGGTGCCGACTCACCAAAGATGATTCATCAGCCAAGTCTAAAGCAGAGACTCGATATGGCTGTTAACGAGGCAGAGAAGAAACTTGCTGATGTGAAGCGTGCAAGAGAAATCTTTGACAAGAATCCTGACCTAGAGGAACTCTTGAACATCATGCAGCGCGGTAGGTTCTAAACGTTTGCGGCTTCTGAATCCTCAGACACTATGAAAAGATTAGGATAGACTCAACACAGTCCCGTGTGATTGAGGCTGGCTATAGTCCTAGTGGCCGCTCTTTCAGTGAGGT